AATATTATCTTACCATGAGTTGATGATGTACCCTTCACATGGAGAGAACCAGAAGGACTTGTTTCATTAATACCCAAGTTACCTGTCATAGTATCACCAGCGGTGTTTACAAACCTTGTTTCACCAGTAGCTAAATCTTTAGACTTCCCCATCTAGGTAATCTCCAATATACTCATAATCGCATCGCAACTATTAGCCGCACTTGATGTAACTTTAACGCTATCACCAGTTTCCAACACAACCTTTTGATCACCTCCAACAACGACAAGACTGCCTCCGCTAGGAACCGTTGCCGTTTTAACCATGAAGTGATCATTAGAACCGTCATTTAAAGATACATCTACAGTTATGGCTGTAGTTGTATTGTTAGAACAAGTAAGCCCTATGACAGTTGTTTGCGTGGAAGCTCCTACCGTATAACTTCCTATAGCCGTTGCAGATGTGCCGATGTTTCTGCTTAGTTTTCGTTTAAACGTGTTTGCCATATTCTATCCTAACGCAATCGCCATAGCTACTGGTACTGCCGCCCGTGCATCAAAGTCAGCCGCTGCCAGTGTAATAAATACAGTTGATGTTCCAGTAAGATTTAAAAGCGAACCTGTTGAGCTAGACGTTAAGGTTCTGCTTAGAGTTGTGCCAGAATGCGTATATGTGCCAGTGCCAATCTCATAGCTATTTCCGCTTTCTATAACGTAACGCACACTATCGCCATTGCTTATACCGCCATTAGCAAACGTCCTGAAACCAGTAACCGCAGAACCAAGCGTAATTGTGCCTGTGCCTGTTGTAGTCGTTGTGACCTTTACTCTATCTGCGACTTTAACCATTAATCACCTATGATGGGTCTGGTATGCCAATATCTAACGCAGATATGTCAAACTGGTTTCCGCTATTAACTGATTGAGAAGCGTTTAACGCGCCTGTTACTAACAGCCTACTATTTGAAACATCTGTTATTGCAAAATGTGTTGCTGTTCCTGTGCCTGTTACAGACGCATCACTAATAGCTGCCAGAGTAACTTTACGTCCACCGCCTGTTCGATCCGCAGGCGCACCAATGCTTATACTGGTTGTGTTGCCTAGCGTGTGCGTAGATGTTGCCTCTGCATATGTTGTTGGTTCTTGACTGCAAATATCGAACCTTGACGCTTCCGTATCCAAAACCGTTAGCCCGTTATCAAGCACCCTGTCTGCTATACTTGCCATTTAATAACTCCTTATCTTCATTCTGCGACCAGAGCCGCTAGTTTTCGATCTTTCACTTTCCAAATTAATATCATTAATTGCCTTTTGATACAATGCCGCCCATGTGTTTGCACGAGTATCTTCTTGCAAATATGGCGCAGAGTGAACTAAAGAACCATAAAGATAAGCATCTGGGTAATTAGTTAAAACCCAGTTTGTTGCAGTTTGTGCATTTAATGGATCAATAGTTTCATAATAAAGCATTTCTAAAGTATAAGAAGCATCAGGGGATGGAAATGCCTCAATACTACCATCGAGTATAGCAAAGTTTACTGGCCTACCGCTTGTATTAAGGTTTTGCGCCCTTAAATTAGATATTTGAAAAGCATTAACCATTTCTAAAGTGTTTGTATTCGCAGTGTTTAAAGACATACGAATAGGCTCTAAAAAATCAGCAGGCAGTGCAGTATACTGAGAGTCAAGAACAGCAGTAGCACGCTTTTCCATACGCCAATGCCTAACCTCTCTATTCATAACAGTTTCAGCAAGTGTAATAAAATCAGGTATAACTGATGTTAAATCATCTCTGTTTAGAAAATCAGCTATACTAGCTTTTAGTTCGGTATAATTAGTTAAAGCCATTTAACAATTCCATCTTCTACGAGCAGCTTTGCCACGTTCACCTGTCCAACCTTTAGACCTAGCGCAAAAAGACTTCTTACGAGCCTTGTCTTTTGCAGTTAAGTTTTTCTTTTTTGTTACAGCCGTTTTTAATTTCGACTTTGGATTTTTTCTTCTATGTGCAGCAACACCTTTTGCGGTCATGCCAGCACCTTCTTTTACCGTTCGATAGTTTCGCCCTTTACCTTTAGTCGTTTTGCGTATGGCCTTTTCAGCTTTTCGTGGCATTAAAATCTACCGCTAGTAGGCCCACCTACGCCAAACTTAACAGCATTTACAAACTCTGCCTGCCTTTCTTGCGGCATTGTATCAAAATTTAAACCAGACCTAGCAGCTAAACCTCTAGCCTCATCTACTATAGCAGCCATTCTAACCTGTTCTGCTTGTGCAGCTTGAGAAAGCTGATCTCTTCGCATAGCATACGCTTGATTGTTATCTATACCCATAGTTATGGGTGAATTTTGGGTCATACCAAGTCTAGGATCATTCATTAAATCTTGAGATAAACCTCTTTGCCTAGCCTCTTCTGCCATAGCTGCACTTGTGCGCTGCTCATTAGTTATTCCTTGAGGAACAGCGTTTACAGCCTGAACAATAGGTGAAGTATCAGGGCTAACCATAGCACGCTCCATCTCAGAACCATATGGCTTTACGCCCATATCATTAAGCATACCGCTAAAAATACCACCCTTAAAAGTATCACCGCGAGTGTCAAAACCACCGCCATCCATAGCATCAAAAAAAGCAGGAACGTAACGTTTGTTTACCTCATCAAAATAACCATACCTACCATCAGAATTAGCTGCCGCCCTATCTTCAGCAGAAGTGCGCTCATATCTAGCTGCACCCTTGTTAGAACCAAGACCGCCCTTGCGTTGTTCTGGCGTACCACTATGAGCAGCAGCAAAAGGATTAGGCTTACCAATTATTTTAAAATGCCTATCTATTTTTTGAGCGTGAGTTAATTCTTTCTCTTCAGCCATTACTTCTTACCCTTCTTTTTAGATTTTTTCTTCTTAGGACGCTTCTTAGCTGTCTTAGCCGCATCTTTAAAGTCTTTATCAGAAGGTGCGCCTTTTGCGTTCTTCTTACGCATTTTCTCACCAGAACCAGCTTTAATTCTAGCCCTCTTTTTAGCAATGTTCCTATATAAAGACATTATTTTTTCTTATCTTTTTTAGCTTTTTTCTTTTTCTTAGTCGTTTTTTTAGGAGGTCTACCCATTGTAGAACCATAAGTACCCTTACCGCTCGGCATAATAAGCTCCTTTATTTTTCTAAACACATACCACATTATGCAATGCCACGCAAATTGCGTTTTATGTCGCCCTTCCAGCTAGTAAATGCTCCAGATAATGCAGTTGCAGCATCACTAGCCATCGTTAAACAAAGCGCATCAGCTAAATCAGGTGACGCTAATCCACGCTTACGCATCTCATCCTTACTCTCAGCTTTCATCTTACCACTAGACGTAAAGCTATATCTAATACCTGTCAATTCCGCTAACAACTGATCGTCTTTTGGCAACTTACAAGCGCGATCTTCAAACCAACCCTTAGTTTTAAACCACAACTCACTACGCAAATTTAAATATGTAGCGCCCATACTAGGCGCTTCTGCAACATTAACACCACGAACAGGCAACTCTAGCTCACGCAATCTATCAACAACACCAGAACCAAGCCCAATACTATCCACAAGTATCTCTCTAGGCCGTCTGGATGGCTGTAAACCTTCATATTCTGCAACAACACGACCAACAGTCTGCATCAAATCTAAACCAGACCAAGACCTCATTTCAGTCACAATAGAACCTTGCCGCTTGCATAACGCAGTTTTGTCATTACCAAACCTACTAACGTCCAAACCCCACACACTTGGTAAGTCTTCATCACCCTCAACGTCACGATGTATTGCATTCTCAACCAAGTGATACGGAATAATCGTGTCATCATCTGCTTGAGGAAACTCGCCTAACACCCTGATTCTAAATGCATTACTGTCTTCACCGTAGCGCAATTTCATTTCTTCGACAAACTCATCACTCACCAAAGGACTATCTACGCATGACCAACGCCTTGTCCACCAGCTATCAGCAAGCCTATTCTGGCTCTCAAAAAATGTACCACTAGATCTAGTAGGGTTGCTCAGCATAATTGTCGTAGCATTATGACCAGACATAGAACCAGCAGCAGCCTCAAATACTTGCTCTGGCACACCACTAGCCTCGTCCACAATCAACATAACGTGTTCTGAGTGAACCCCTGCCAAAGCTTCTGGCGTTTCTGCTCTTGAGGTTCTAGCCGAAATAAACATCTCACTAGGCGCAGCCGTATGTTCAACACGATCTGACTTTACGTTTAACACTTCCTTAAACGCATCAGGTAACTCATTAATCCACCGCTTCATCTCAGCAAATAAAGCATCAAACAATTGGCTAGAAGTCGGTGCAGTTACAACAACCTTATTCGGATAATGCATCAAGAAATACCAAAGCATAGCCCAAGATGCAGCAGTTGACTTACCAGTTCCATGTCCAGAGCGAATTGAGATTTTACGCTCACCGTCTGCAATAGCCTCAAGAAACTCAGCTTGATAATCTAACGGCTCTACACCAAGCACTTCTCTCACAAACAATGTCGGGTTTTTAGCGTAACGCTGGGTAAACTCAATCATCG